CCCAGATTATGCTCCAGATGCGTCCCTCATTACGGACGAAATTGCAGCTGACATTGAAAGGATTATGGATTGTTACCGTCAAGGGAAAATGGCAAATCCCATTTTTGTCGGCTCTTTGAAGGATGAGCCCCGAACTTTCAAGAATATTGAAGAAGAGAACACGCGTGTTTTTGCAGGAGCCCCATTTGTGTGGTGCTTAATTGTGAGACAATATTTTTTGACGTTTACGCGAGTTTTTCAAAGCAATCATCTGTTGTTTGAGAATGCTGTTGGAATTGATGTAACATCTCCTGAGTGGGGAATGTTGCGCCAATACTTCATTGACAATAAAATGTTGGTGTTTGATGGTGACTATAAGAAGTTTGATAAGAAGATGATCAATTATTTGGTCTCCGCCGCTTTTGATGTTATGATGTCCGTGTGTGAACAAGGAGATTTTGATGATGAAGATCTTGCCATCATGAGGTGTATTGCCGCTGATGCGGCGAACTGCACCATGGATTTCAATGGGGAGCTGATTCAATTGATTTCAACGAACCCGTCCGGGAATCCCCTGACAGTGGTCATCAATTGTATCGTGAATTCGTTGTTGCAGCGTTATGCTTATTTGGCGGAAAATGGCAACCTGGATGATTTCAATGATAAAGTCCAACCTATTAACTATGGGGACGACAATATTACTGGAACCAAACAGAGTGTCAATTTTAACCATTTGATCATGGCGAAGCACATGGATGCAATAGGAATGGGTTACACTATGGCGGACAAGGAAGCAGAACCTAAAGCTTACACTGATATCAATGAGTTGGAGTTTTTGAAACGAAAATTCGATCATCGTGACGGCTGGACGTACGCTCCTTTGAATGTGCAATCCATAAATCGGATGCTGACGGTATCCGTATACTCTCGAAAGGTTGATAGGTATGAGCAAGCCGCTAATGCCCTACGATCAGTTTTGTTTGAAGCATACCAACATGGTGAAAAGAAGTTTAACTTCTACAGAGCCATTGTGCTAGAAATAATCGTGGAGCATCAAATGCAACCATATTTCGAAACCACCGGAATCTATGATTTCGATTATTTTGAGCGGAGAAGACTCGAATCCGCGAAACCGGCGTTGGATCACGTCGGGCAAAAGCCAAAAGATTCTCTGGAATAATAGATACACTCCATGGCTAGTTGGTCAGAGGCCGTAGAGAAGGATTACCCAGATAATAGTTCCCGCAGCAATCCTGCAAGTGCTTTTTAGCACAAGGTATTAGGACTTCCTTTTTAGACCACCATTCCCCTTATTACTCGCGCAGAACAGGGGTCTGAACACCGCGTGAACGATAGATTTACCCTACAATATCTCGATGCCGACATGAATCGGCACGAAAACGTCGTATTTGTCGACGCAGAGCCTCAGTTTAAGAATGATATCAGTGGAAATGTAGATATGACGTATCGACAGGCTAGTCCTGCCGATGCTGATCTAGGTGATTTCCTTTCCCG